TCGCGGTTTCTTCCTTTTTGCCCTTGTAGAGGGCGTTTTCACATTTCGGAAATCCGAAAATGGTTTCGGTTTTTTGAAGTAAAAAACGGCTTTTTGGAACGTGATGCAACACGACATGCAACACGGGCCCCGGCGTTTTGCCGGGGCCCTGGTGTTATTGTTTCTGATCCAGCTCCGGCAGCCCTGCCACGCTGGTCAGCAGGGACAGGATACCGGCCAGAAGGGAAGCGGAAACGACCGCCACCCAGTTGACTTCGGACAGCACCGCGCTGGTGCCTACGGTGGCAACAGCAGTCTGAGCCACCGTTTTAATGGCTCGGATGCCGGCAGCCTTGATCCAATCGCGAAAATTATAGTTCATAATTATTTCGCTCCTTTCAGATCCCTTACATCATGCTGCAGCTCAGTGACCTGGCCTTCCAGGATGAACGTTCGCTCAAGAACTTGATTATGTTTATCCATTTTCTTCTCGAGCTGTTCGATTCTGTATGCCATGACAGCGGATGACTTACGATTTGCAGCATACACCCCCCAGAGAGACAACAGACCTGTCAGCGCTGCTGACAACACGGCAATCCATGCATCACTCATTTGAATATCCTCCTTGCCTTACCTTGGCCGGTTCTTTCCTATTAACAACAACCATTCGGTTGCTGCTACCACAATAACGCAGATGATCACCCAGATCATGCCTGACCGCCTCCCATCATCCGGATCACCCGGTCGATGCTCTCGCGGATCCCGCGGAGCTCGGCGATGTAGTCCGTCAGCTGAGGATCCGCAGCGGGCGCAGCCGGGGCGGGATCCGGAGCGGGATCCAGATGGATTTCCTGCTCGGTGTCGCCTGGCTCATCGATGTCCGGCTCGATCAGGGAAAGATACTGGGCGAAGGCCCAGCCGATGCGGCCGGCGTAACGGACCTGCCACCAGTCCGGCTCCTGGGCCAGCACCTCGACGGTGGCCCCTCTGGGCATCTGCGCCAGGCGGTTGCTGGCGCTGTCCGGCTTGGCCCGAAGGTTGAGATACTTTCCGGGGTTGTTGACCACGGCCTTGGGACAGCTGCTCTCCGGCTCCTGTCCGTCCCCGCGCTCAGGAATCTCGATCGCGCCTTCCAGCGCGGCGGCGTCTGTGTAATCCACCTGCTTGAGCTCGCCCCAGTGGTCCCAGTGATCCAGCTTTGAAGTCACCACGCCGTAGCGCGCGCCCTTGGCCTCGACACAGATGCCCTGGCCTACATAGACGCCGACGTGATGAATCCGCTCCTGATTGCCCTGAAGGAACACACAGGTCCCCGGCAGGATCGGCTTGCCGTCGCTCCGCCGGCCGTCCACAAGCGTCCCCTTGCGGACGCTCTGATCGGTGTACTGGTAGCGCGCCTGGTGGATGATGTCGGAGCCCAGCTGCCGGAGGGCCCAGCGGATCAGGCCGGAGCAGTCGCACACCATCCGCCCGATCCACTGGCTGCCATACTGCCGGGACGCTGCCCGGTTGGCGTCCGTGGTCTTCTCGATCCGATCTTGTAGCTCTGCCGTCCACTTCACCCCGGCGTAGCCGTAGATGTAGCCCCAGGCCAGCCGCAGCGGGATCAGGACCTGCTCGATAAATGCCCTGGCTGTTACGATGAGGATCACCTTCCTTATGCGTATTTGCGATAAGAGGATTTGATGTCGGACTTGTCCAGGACGACGTACTGCATGGTGGTGTCCAGCTTGTCGTGGCCCAGGATGGCGGCGACCTCCTGGATCGGCATCCCGTGCCGGATCAGGTTGGTGGCCGTTGTCCGGCGGAACTTGTGCGGATGTACATGGGAGACGTGAGCGGATGCGCCCAGGTCGCACAGCATCTTCCGGACCCCGCCGGGGTGCAGGCGCTCGGTGCCCTTGCCCACGAAGAGGGCCGGCAGCTCGTCCGTCCTGGTGGCCAGGTAGGCCTGCAAGGTGGCCGCTGCCACCTGATCCAGGAAGACGGTCCGCTCTTTGTTGCCCTTGCCCAGGACCTTGCACTCCAGGCTCTGAAGATCCACGTCGTCCCGGTTCAGTCCGACCATCTCGCTGATACGGCAGCCGGTCGCCTGAAGGAACGTAACGATTGCCCGGTCCCGCAAGCTCTTGCAGCCGAATTTCATCCGTTCGATGTCCACTTCGCTGTAGACGTCCTTTTCCTTCTTCTGGTACTTGATGACGCCCAGGTTCGCCGTGGGATTCTGGTCGATTAAGCGCTCCCTTTGCAGCCAGTTGAAAAACGCGGAGTACACCTGCCTGGTGCTTTCCAGCGTCCGGTCGGAGATCCCGCGGGCTTTTTCGTCTGCCAGGTATCTGCGTAGGTGGTAGACGGTGATCTTCCTGGTCGGCGTCCGGACCGCGTCCATCATCCGGCTGATCAGATAGCGGTAGCGCTCGATCGTCTTCTTGCTCCGGCCTTCGATGGCCAGGGCGGAGAGGTAGGCGTCCAGCAGATCATCCTGCTGGGGACCGTCCAGGGCGGTCATGGTCAGGTCGTAATGATCCAGTTTTTCAGTCAGGATGGTCAGGATCCTCGTCAGCTCCGCGGCCGTGACCTCAGTGGCCAGGGCCCGCTCCATTTCGTTCAGCAGTGTCGCTTTCGCTTCGATTGCCATATGATCACCTCCTGCTGATATTATAATCTAATATTGGAGCATAGTCAACTCTAATATTGGTATTGACAGCAGGTGGCGGTCTTTGTTACAATCTTCCGAAGGAGGCGATGCTATGTGATTGTGTTTGTGGACATCCTGGAATTACTGAGAGAGAACGGCTGGTCCGGCTACCGGTTGCAGAAGGCAGGCCTGATCAGCAATGGAACGATCGTCCGGCTGCGGCATAAACAGTCGATCAGCACGGAAACCCTGGACACCATCTGTCGGCTGTGCAGTTGCCAGCCAGGCGACCTGATGCACTGGGAACCAGACCCGGAGGAGTGATCCTCCGGGCCTTTTTTACGGTGCAGATGGTAGTTTAAAGTGTTATTTAAGTCAGTTCTCTTGGTTTCCAATTCTGACATTTTTCGCCGTTGCTGAAGTCAACACATTCTTTAGAAAACTTGCAATGTGTCGTATGGTCTAAATTTCCATGATTGTTCCAAGGCTCCAAATAAGTGTTGGCGCACATCCAACATTCTTTCTTTTCGATGGCTTCGGTCTGCGCGTTCCTCAATGTCTGTTCCCATAGCCTTTTCTTTTCTTCGGATGGCATGAATGCATCTTCAAAACTACAGAACATTTTATCCCCCTATTTAATGTATTGTAACTGTCTCGTCTTTCCCTTCAAGAATATTCCTGCTAACTTCGGTTACAATGAAAGCAATATCATCTGAATTATCCATCGTATACACCAGTGCATCAGGATTCTCTTGCTGTAATTTTTCAATCAATTCTTTTACAGTCATTAACAAAACTCCTATTTAACTAAGCGAAAATCTGTTCATTCCTGCAAGCGTGTTTCCGTAATTATAATCACCCATGAAGAAACAATTAGTGTTCCAACCGTCATAGGTTTTTGCTATATTGTTATAAGCCTCAACTTGCACTGTATTAAAATTAACGTTGTCAGTCCCGCCCGTGTGGAACATCAGGCCATAGGCGTTATCGTCCGCACCCTTTTTGAAGACGTTGTTCTTCAGAAGTATCTTGCTCGTCCCACCAGCGATAGGGAACGGATGAACCTTCATGCCACTTTTGTGAGTTGCTTCACAGATTGTATCGCTGATTTCGATATATCCATCTTCATCGATGCCGCACCCGATACAATCACCAAAGTCCGATTTGAAAACGCAATTTTTGATTTCAATATGTCTGCGAGAATGTACAGAATCCCATTTCTGATCGAGATGCAACGCATAGCCAAGATTCGATATTGAATCAAGAGAAACGCCGTTTTCGTTCCACGCATAAACAGTAATGTTTTCAAGTCTGCCGCTACACGTCCACAGCGGAGGCGTAGCATACTCGCCCGTAGTATTATATAGGACAGTTGAGTATTTATCTTGTCCAACAATAGCAATCTGCTTGGTGTTAATAACCGTTTCTTCGTACCAACCGCTTTTAACATAAATAATGTCTCCGTCCTTTGCCGCATCAACAGCAGACTGGATTGTAGAAAACTCTGAACTTCCGTCCTTAGAGACGATTTTTACTGGGTAGTATGCTTTGGGGGATACATCAAAGTTTCCGCTGACAGACATCGACAGGCCAGTATAGCACGGGTCACTTGCGAAATCGGCCGGGAGTTCTCCTTCGTCTGCGCGTTTAACCATAAATTTGAACAAGGTATTAGCAGGCACGGTGTACGGCTCAGAAAGCCAACCGATCCAGTTTTCAACGGCACCAGAATTTGCGAACGTAGCCAAGCCGATTCTGTACGTTTCAAAGTTTGTGTGTGAAATTGTAACATCAGTATCTAAAATTATTAAATCAGGCCCACCGCTTGTGACATATGTCGGTCCGTTTGAAATCGTGATGCGGTTCATCGCACTTGTAGAGTCAACGCCGTATTTAGTCTGTGACCCGCGAAAGAAATAGTGGTTTTGCTTTGTTTCATATGTTCCATCTATCTGGAAGTACAAGGCGCTCTTTAAATCACCTACGGAATCGCTCAGGGCGGTGTAATCCTGGGGGATGGATGCGCGGGCGGCGGCGGCGGCCTGGTTGATTTCGGTGATTTTTGCCGACCCGGCGGAGATGGCGGAGT